GTCACGACCTCCTTGTGGGGCTCTCCTCAGTCCTTGCGTAAATGCAGCGTCCTTCGTCGAGCCAATTTCGGCAGGTCGATGACGAGGAGGAGGGCCGCGGAGATCGGTCTCTCCAACCGGCTGCTGGAGCGACTGCTAACCTTGAGATCTCATTGAGATCTTATTGAGATCTCCTACGAAAGCATTCGTACAATGGCAGTTGTCGTTGAATTGTGGATAACTCCGCCAGCCGTATGGAGGCGGCGCGGAGTTACCCACAATCCAACAACATGCCAAGACACAGCTAGCTCCATAATAAAAAAGGCTCCAAACTAGGAGCCTTCCTCAAACAAACTAAGCTGGCACGGATCACTCAGCCTCACTGGCTGGTTCTCCTGAGTCAGTTCCAACACCGGCCTCGGAGGGATCGGTTTCCCCGGACGACGTATCGGCTTTGGCTTTTGCTGCTTTTCCTTTGGCATCAGCCTTTGCGCGAGTGTCTTTTTGCTTGGCATTCTCAACTTTCTTTTTTACCTCATTTAATCTCTCTTCCTGTACCGTGAAGTCCTCGTGCACAATCTTTTCGAGATCGCCGAATCCTTCAGCGTAGATACCTTGCCGCTCAATCGGCAAAGACTCACGCCGCACAAAGCGGCGTAGGATCTCCTTCAACGTCATTGACTGATTAGGTACAACAACGGGTTTTTCATTACTAAAGTCCTGACCGACAATCTCTCGGTTAGGGTACAGATGCCACTGTTTCCTCATACCAATCAAACAAAACCAAGCGTATTGGGTTGCCCAAAATAAGGCAGCGAACGCCGCACATTAACTTTATTATGAATATAACACCAAAAGTTATCCTGACTACCTTGGACAGCGAATATCCTATCCTGCGTAGTCGTATCAAACTGATTAAACTGCGCACCAAGGGTCGGCGAGCTAGAAAAGTGCCGCGTTAACGTCCAGAATAGCAACGTTGAGTGGAATTGCCCGTGATTGGTGCTACACATATACTTCCAATCAGCATACCTACTCTGATAGCCAAAAAGCGGCTCTTCGCCGTTTTCGTCCTCGGTGAGATTAGCAGGCGAAGCGTACACCTCGTATTTCTTTACCTCTTGCTCTCCCAATTTCGCAAACGTCGGCCACGGATAATCAAGGAACGTCTTCCGACGAAACATCCTAGGCAAACCTTGGTGATAGCTCGGCGGGCACATGATCGACATAATGCCAATAATAAAGCCATGCTCAACGCAAAAGTACCTCGCCTTATTCGTGTTACCGTACGTAATACCGTGCCCTGCAAGATTGGCCAGCGGCACAGTACCTTCACCATCTTCACTATACGCAGTAGAAACAACTTCCGAAATTTTCACGGGAATACGACCGCCACCGATATATTCGGGACGTTGCAAACGACTGTCAGGAGATCTCACACCGAAATGCGCTTGAATGCTTTCCGTATAACGCGAACCTGCGATGGCGTTACGCTCTAACCACACTTGCAGCGCATAGGCCGTCCGAAAATCGTTAATAGTTGACGTAACACCATTCAAAACAACCTCGTCGATATTCTGAATCTGTCCCGGCGTGCCAGGCGCACTACCAGTACCGACATAATCTGCAACGTAACTCTGCAACTCACCAAAAAGCGGCGTAGTACCGTCAGACTGACGCAAAACCGTCTCCTCAAGATATTTCACAGAGCCGGTACCTGCCACAGGCATAACAACTTCATCACCACGTTGCGTCCAAGGAAGTGCTGACGTAAAGTAATCGTGCATGTAGTTCCGATTCTTCAACGTCAATATATCCTGTCGCACTGACGGCACTCCTGTATTAGGCACCTCACCACTTGGCAACGGCAAACTATCCCGGTCGGGAATAAAGTTCCGATCACGATAATATTCGTGCCACACTAACCAATACGCCGCAAACGGCATAGCGTCCACATGTATGCCGTTCCAATTAGCCGGCGTAGAATCGATCGACTCAAAAATCGGGCAGCCCAGATAATCTGCAAGAGTACTCTCTTTGAAAAAGTTAAAACTATTTCCTACATCAAAGTAAGGAGGAACCGGCGGCGCATCCACTGCCTCACCAGTACGACCGCCTGTAATGAATGTTTCCCATTCGGACCATAGCAAACGATTCGGCACAAAAAAGAAGTGCACAAACAATTGAATCGAATCATAAATAGGCGCCAAAAGAGGCGCTAATCTCAACAATATCTCAGACGAGATATTAAACGTGTCACCGGGAAGACATTCCGTAATAAAACACGGAATCAATCGACCCATTCGGGCCGATAAACGCTTCTGGTGTGACAAGTCAAATTCTGAACGCTTCGGCTTCACTAGCTTCACGCTCTGAAATCCAGCGAATTTTGCCATACTCAAATAATTAAGTTACTCTTTGTTTTACATCTAATACGCTGCGCTAGTCTACGCAGTTGTTCATCACGATACGCCAACGGGTCCTTCTGCTTACGCATCGCACGCGACCGCACCCAAGCGACCATCTTCTCGTAGTGCTCCTTTCCAGCTCTCATCGCAATCCACATACGGTCGCGCTTATCAAAGATTTTCTCTTTGTAATAGCGCGGAAGATGTCGCTTCACACCATCAAGAATCGCATAATTCTTACGATCACTCTTATGCCACTCGATCATCGCTGGCGTTAAGTAATTAGCACCAAGGCCAGGACGACGTGACATAGTAGCAAAAGGCCGAACGCGATCCTTCGCCATCTTCCAATTCGACCCATTAATGACATAACCAAGACAGTACATAATGCTTGCATCAGTAACGCTACCAATATGTACATTTCCGTACTTCCAAGCTTTACGAATAACATCATCAGAAATATCTCCAAATAAAATTACATGATAATGAGGACGAAATGTCTTTGATCCGTACTCACCGACTGCAAAGTAGCGACACTTCCGCTTCGCACCACGTCCTCGCACATTGCGGAAGAACTCTTGCAAATGAGGCTTATGCAACTGAGGGTTGCCATCCTTCCAGACAAGGTGCGGATCAGCATATGTCAACGTCACAAACTTGCTACCTACGTGCAATTTTTGCTCATAGTGCAAGCGCAAAGCCCAATCGCTCCGCTTTGTCGCCAAGCAAAACGCACAGCGTCCACAGGGGACGCTGACGTCCTGCTTCGGTAAGTATCTAAGACTAACGCATTCCATGAAAAGCCTGATGTATACTCAAAGCCTCATGCATCAACCTCCGACGACGATCCTTTGGCCAATGACCAAAGTCCGTTCGAATCCAATACGCGTAAACTAAGAACGACTTCATAGCCTAATACCTCCGCGAGCCATTCTATAAGTACGAATTCTACGACCACGAGTGCGGCGGCTACGTCTCCTAGAGACCAGACCGCGCCGATAAGAACGAGCCATAATTTTACTTACTTGGTGTTAACTTTAATAAAAACAACTTAAGAAACTGCAAGATGTGACCGGCTTCTATGTCACCATCTTGCATAAACCGCAACTCAATCTCTGACATTGCGTTACGGAACTCGGCAGACTTAAGAATCTCCGCTTTGATGCGCATATCCTGTTGCTCCAGATCAAATCGCTGAATCAAACGCTTAAGCTCTGTCTCCATCTTAATAACGCCAGCCGGACCGTGCATCTCTACGCCGTCTATCATAAACGTCTGGATACCTTGCGCCCAGTCAGCTTCCTGTCTCTTCAACTCCGCCGTTGCTTTAAGACTATCCAATATAGCCTTAAAGCCTTCATCATTAAGAGCAGGATTACGCTCAATCAGCCTAGTCTGCATCCTGTTAAGCTCAGTAAGCACACCCGTACGCACAGTCTGCGCGTTAGTAGCTTGCACCTGTGCCTGTGTCATCATCGTCTGATTAATGAGCGGCAGAGCATCCATAAGATTCTGATAATCCGTCGGACGAATATCCGCATGACGCACCGGCTGCGATTGATTACCAGGCGTACCCTGGCCATAAATCAGATGCGGATTTAAACCAGCCTCCTGGAACCGGCGCATCTGATTGGCTGGAGTATTATACTCCAACATCTCACGCATAAACTGCTGATCCGCTTCAGTCTGATAACGCGCAATCGCCATATTGGCTTTACGCTGTCTCTCCTGTCCAATCAGACCACCTACAATCGATCCTAGACCGAGTGCAATGGGAACAATAGCGGGAAGTGGCATATTATCGCTCCTCCTGAGAAGTGGCATATTACGACTCCTCGTCTTTTAGCTTCTCCTGATTTTTCGCATTCGTGTAACGTCCTTGTAAAAAAACAGCCATGTTCACCAACATGTCCCAGTCACTGTACAGTGCATTCAGCAGGGTTAAGGCTACGCCTATATCCCGTTTTAACCATTCTGCCACCTTTTCGGCCGGCATTTCGTCAACGTCCTGACTGTCAGGAGATTGACCATTTAATAACGTTTTCATGGCGACAATTTACAAAATTGTCGCGACTCAGCATAGTAAATCAAGTACAAACTATGCTGAGTCTTGCAAGCAACCCGCGCCGGTCGGAGCCTGACCGAAACCGCGGCTACCTGTCACGACCTCCTTGTGGGGCTCTCCTCAGTCCTTGCGTAAATGCAGCGTCCTTCGTCGAGCCAATTTCGGCAGGTCGATGACGAGGAGGAGGGCCGCGGAGATCGGTCTCTCCAACCGGC